TATTTGTGAAAATTTTTTTTGGTGATGCAGGTGCATCAGTGCAATGAGTGAAAAATTTTTTTTAAGGGATTGAGGTATGTGGGATACCGCAGCAGCAGCCGCACCCGCCGCGGCGCCGACGGGGGGGGTTATCCACAGGCTGTCCACATTAGGGTTTACCCTAGGTGTGGATAACTTGTGGATAACTGGGCTGCGCCTGTAGCGTACAGCACACACAAGGGTCGTTGCGTGTGTTGTAACACCCCTCACCTAGACGTCTATGACGACGCTTGTGCTGCGCCTGCGCAGGCTGTCAAGCGCCATGTCCCCAAGGTTCAGGTTGACCGTTGCCCCGGCCTTCTCGCCGTACACAGCAGGGTTCATCTTGCCAGCCAGCCACTTGCGTGCTTCGATACGCAGCTTGGCCACCTGAGCGGTCTGAGGCTCGGCCTCGTCGGCGATGGACAGCGTCTCGTCGGCCAGCGCGTCGGCGCCAGCCTCGCGTGCGCGTGAGTAGGTTGACGCCCGTTCCGCACTCTTTTCCAGCCATTTGTCGAACGCTCCGCTTGAGATACCCAAGAGTTCAAGCATCCGTTTCTTAGTCATCCCACGAGCCACCATCTCAAACACCGCCAGTTCTCCCCCAGCGGAGTGAACTGCCTTGTTGACCAATGTCATCTCGACCTTCTCGACCTGACCCGCCTCGGCCCGTTTGACGTGCTTCTGGACGTGAGCCTCAACGAATGCCTCGTCCTTTGTCATTGCTGTGCTCATCCCAAATACTCCTCAATTAATCGGTAGGCCTCATCGGCACCGCGTGCAACCAAACACAAATAACCTTCGGCGTTGAGCCGACCGGCTATGTCCCTTTGGGCCGCACCGACGACCCCCACATCTGTCTTCATCTCCACGAATAGCCCGTGGAACCCCTTGGAAGGCCGCAGGACGCACAAATCAGGCATACCCGCTAGTACCCCCTCACTTGCGAGTCTGACGCGCTCTGAGGCCGTTCTATCGCCTCCGTTCGGTATCGCCGCGATGATAACCCCCGGATGGAACGCACGCACCCGCTGGACGACCTTCACCTGATCTTGGTGCTCTACATACTTTCGGCCCCTCTTCACTCCCACCATCCTGCACCACCTTCCCTGTCGCCAACCTTGGTTACCGGTGCGTCCATGATGTCAGCAAACAGGTGGCAGCGGTGTCGCATGCCCTTCTGGATCGCTGGCAGGTCTGTGGCGTCGCAAGTCCGCTGCATCCACTCGACCCGTGCCCACCCGTTGTAGATTTTGACGCTGTCCCACATCCAACTGAACGCCGGATGGTTGACCTTTCTAAACTTCTCAAAGTCGTCTGACCTCCAGCTCTGGTTCATCTCCTTTTCGGAGCACTGTTGGCACCACTCGCACAGCACCCGGTCGTCAAAACCATCACCGTCCCTTCGACCCGCAGCGGTCACCATTGGCATGGCCACAACACAAACATCAGTATTACTTTCCAGCGCCATCTCATCCTCCAGTTTTTTGATCACCCAATTCTCTCAATAATCTCACAAAGTCGAAGGGACGACCCCTTAAGGTTTGTGTCCCTTCGTCCCTTCGACTTTCCTCACTGAAAACTCTCCACATCGCGGGTGTACTTGGTGGCCTAGTGGCCCACCAAAGTACACACCTCCGATGCGCTTTGTCGAAGGGACGTCCCTTCGACCGTCCCTTCGACGTCCCTTCGTCCCTTCGACTTTTTAGTCATGCAATTCGACCCAAGAATTGGTGGCTGCATCTGGCGCAAACCTCGCAAAGACTGCCCCCACTACATGGGACTTGATGTCGCCTCTGGAGCTTCCCGGTATGGCCGAGAACACCTCGTTCCAGTCCAGTCGGTAGGCGTTTGCGTTGTCGGGACTCCTTGGGGCGTTCTTGCCCTTGCGGATCACCACGCCCTCTGGGTGGGCGTTGAGTATTGATTGGACGAAGGCGCAGGCCTCGTCTGCCTTGTCTTGGGCGCGTTGGGTGACGGCCTGCTGCTGCCGGTCCTGCTGGATAGACTCCCGGTCGGTCTCTGAGGACTCGTAAGGTATGGCGACTCTTAGGAGCTTCTCCTGCGGGTCGCCGTCTTGGTCGATGGTCAGTTCTGGGAAGACGTGCGACTCAAACCGGACTTCACGGAACTTGGGTTCGTACCGGAGCTTGGCCAAGCGGAGGTAACGGGTCTTGTCGTCGTCAATGAACAGGACGGAGGTCTGGGTGGCGTCACCGGTGAAGGCACTGGCACCACGGGCCATGGCGTCGGCGTCTTGCCGGTTGATGGTCTTGGGTGTGTGGGTGATGATGGTGATGGGCGTGTCAAGCTGGTGGTAGATGGTCTGTTTGAGTGCGGCCATGAAGCTGCCCACCTCGGAGTTGTCGTTCTCGTTCTCCAAGTCCATGGTGGAGTTGGCCGTGTCGAGGATCAGGTGGGGCCGGATGCCGTTTATGGTGTGGTTTAGGACATTGGTCGAGAGCTGTAACAGGTCAATCACGTCGGATCGCTTGGCGTCAATCACCACGATCCAGTTCTGGATGTCGTTGAGGTTGAAGTGCTTTTTGTAGGCGTAGAGGGTGTCAATCACCTGCGAGCTGTCCTCGGTCACGATGATGGTCTTTCTGGGGCGCTTGGCCTTCAGTGGCGAATCGCTCAGGGTGAACCCGGCCATGACCATAGAGAGGGACAGCACGGCGTTGGTCTTGCCCAAACCGGGCTGACCGGCCAGCACCATGAACCCGTGGCCCCAGAAGTTGTCGATCAGGTAGCGGGTGGGCTTGAGCTTGGTCAGGTCCAGATTGATCTCTGGCCAGTGCGGTGCTGGTGCCGTCCCTTCGACCGTCCCTTCGACTTCTGTGGTGGCCAACTGCTGGATTTCCTGTCCGGCTTGGATGAAGCTGGTGAAGTCCTCCACAGCAGACCTGCGGACGTCGGCTTTGGTTGGTGGCCTGTAGCCGTGTTGCTTGGCCAGATGGAACAGGGTGCCGAGGGAGACACCCTTGTCCGCTGAAAAGCTCTTCCAGTGGCTGTCGATGTCCTTCTCGCCTGCGTACTTGGAGCCGTTGGACGACCACTGCGCCCACAGGTGGTGGCCCTGACCGCCGAATGCCGTGTGCAGGGCTTGGCCTATGGCGATCCAGTCGTCGTAGGTGATGTCCGGGTCGATGTGTTGTAACGCCTGCGACGCCTTGGCGAACTCGTCATCAGGGACGAGGGCCGTGAAGTCAAAGGGTTTTGTCTGTGTTGTAACAGGCGCTGGCTGGTTGGCCGTGTGCTGGTCGATCACGCCCCAGTCGGTCAAAAGCTGGTGCAGGTTGTAGGACTTGTCCGTGTCGATGTCGCCTTGGACCTTCACGCCTGACAGGAGCACCGACTTACCCGCCGCCTTGGCGTGACCAAAGATTTCGACCTCTTGGCCACCGCCGAGCTTGTACTTTGGGAGAACCTTGTCGAGTTCTGTTGGGTTGGCCAAGATGAAGATGTGCTTGCCCTTCATGGAGACGCTGGTCTCGACGAGGGCATTGTTCTCCTTGGCCCAGCGTGCCATTTTTTGGATGGCCGTGCTGGTGGGTGACGTAGAGTTCTTCATGTCCACGTCGATGCAGATCAGCAGCTTGTCACCCACGGGGATGGGCGACTGCATCACCAGCCCGAGGTACTGACCGTGCGGTGGCTCGTCCATGAACTCGATGTCGTCCGATGTGTAAAGCTGCTCGGTTGGGGTGTCACGGGCGACACCCATGCCGGACTTTTTGTATGGCGTCTTGCGGCCCTCCGCGGTGACGGCGAAGGTGCAGAAGTGCATGGGGGCAAGCCTGCCGATGCGCACGGCAAGCCGCTGGCTGTCCAAATACGGGTCAGTTTTGGGTAAAATCATGGTGCCTGCTTCTTGTAGGTTGTTTCATTTTGGTATCTCCACGGTTGAGTCTTTGCCCCAGTCGGTTCGCGCTGACTGGGGTTTTCTTTTGTGGGGAGTGCATTTTAGGGCTTAGATTTTTGACGGGCCAAGGACTCCTCGGCGTTTTTGGTGCCGATCAGTTCCTCGCTGACGGTGATGCCCAGCTTCTCAATGGCACTTGGACTCTTCAGGTCGAAGGCCTTTGGGTGGTCCTTGAGCGCCTCAATGGCCAATCCTTCAGCCTTCCAGAACCGCATCTTTCGTCCGGGCTTGAGCGCCCAGCCAGCAATGGGCGTGGTCTTGATCTGGGTCTTGGCTGCGGCCTTGACGGCCTCGGACCATGTGCTGGCCAGCTCGGCCAAGTCCAGCATCTCTGGGGTGATTTGTGTGTCGGGCGCGAAGTCTTTTCTGGCGTTGTCCTGCACCTTGGAGCGCATGGACGGGCAGATCGTCTTGGCGCGGCAGTAGCGGCAGGCTTCGGTGCTTGGGTTGGTGGGCGCGTCTGGGGTGAGGGCCAGCTCGGCAGCGGCCTTGAGTTCAAGCCCGTGCTTGACCAGATCGGCGCCGGAGACGGTCCACTTGCTGTGGCCAGCTTTTGGCTGGAAGATGTGCATGGTGCATTCGATGGTGGCCGGTGCGTTGAACTGGCGCATCACGCCAACGGCGTAGGTGAGGAGCTGCTTGTTGCCCTCGGCGTCCACGGCCACACGCCCGGTCTTGAGGTCAACCACATGTAGGTGGTTGCCGTCCACCAGCACGGCGTCGGCGGTGCCACCGAGGGCTTGGTGCAGGGACTTTAGGCCGTTGTCCACGTTGACCTCGATCAGCTTCTTGCGTGGGTTATCGACCAAGGTGTTGATGAAGCGGACGTAGTCTGCGGCCATCTCCCAGTGCTCGTCGGGGTAGTCTGCTTGGATCAGGTCGTCCCCGCGCATCATGGCCTCGGACAGCTCGTGGATGGCGGTGCCGATGGCTGCGGCCTCACCGGCTGGCTCGTAGGGCATCTGGGACTCAAGCCGGTAGCTGCCGGGGCAGGTCATGAACCGCTCGGCCTTGGATGCGGAAAGACGTGCGTGCTTGCGGATGACGTGGTTCATTTCTGAGCTTTCAACTGGTTGATGAATTCTTTGACCTTGGCGGCTTGGGCTGGGGTGAGGTAGTGCTCGACGCGCACGAGGCCAGCGGCCTTGCGGCGCTGCCTCAGTGCGGCCACACGCTGTGTGTTGTTGGTGGTCATGGGGTCTTGTGGCCGACGGGTGCGTAGGTGTTCCAGACGGCCATGTCTGGGTCGAGTTCCTTGGCTGCAGCCTT